CCGGGTTTATCCCCGTTATTCTCACATCATCGTATCAGGTGGTCTACTATACATCAGACGGAACTTAGTATAGCAGCCATGACACCGTTCACGTGTTCGGTGTCACAGATATAGAGAGTCGGATCCTCAAGCCGTTGAAGTGCTTCACGCATCTTCAAAAGCACGTGGATCAAAAACTCTACCATCTGCAAGATACAACTTTGTGAGAACCCAACGTCCGTTTCCTGTAACCAAATCATCTGCTATTCTACCTGAGTGAAGATACATCTCGTATTTTCCCCAATGGTAAGCAGCTGATAGGTTTTGCAGAGTCCTAGAGGCTTTCTTAGGAACATACCTAAAACCTGTGATTTTGGTAACATCTGATAGATGATACTGTTCACAGATACGCTCCTTCTCCCTTTTGGGGATGGGTGCGCCTTTTGCATTGCTGCAAAAGTATACGGGTATGTCCTCGGAATCACCCCTAGTGGCGAACGTCTCGATCGTAGACCAATGGAATGGTCCCCCTCGCAAGGCCTTAGGGGTCAGCTTAAGTAACGCCTGGTACAACTCGGCAAATGCGGGATACTCACTAAGTGCATAGCACTTATTTAGTATGTTTGCACAATCGGCAATCGTTTCAGGATAGAAAAAGTCATAAGACTTGATATATCCATGATCGTCATGCCAATTGGCCCCGCAACTCTCCCTGAACGGTCCTTCCAAGAAGGATTTGTCCAGGTTCACGACCCACCCTACTTCATTAAGAAGTTCGATAAGTCGGGGAGCACATTCTTTCTTGATGATTATATCATCTCCAAAGACTGTGGCCGTTGGATCAAGCGTACGGCTGATAGCGGTAAGGATTAGGGTCATGAGCTCAAAGGTATATCCATTTCCCATAGAAGACATCTTCTTAGGGACATGATATTCCCCATCCCCGCCTAAAAGCATAAAGCTTCTTGAGCGGTTAAGAGACTCAAACAAACTTCTAGGTAATAGAAATTCAGAAAGCGCGACAGTATTACTGTCTGAAGCGTTCTTCAAATCTATTGTAGCCAAACCTGGATCAGGAATGGCAACCTTGTGTTGATCCGCCAAGACATCGAGATCGATGCCAATGCGTTTCAAACAAGACCTAAGGAAGTTTCCCTGCTGCCGCTGTACGAGAATGTTACCGAAGCTTTCGATGTTAATCGGACGCCTTTTCTCATTATTCTTAGGAACAGTCGAAAAACGACTACCCCTAACGAAGTGAGTTATGCGTTCCAATTTCCATCTAAAGATCTCATAGCCTGGATTCTCAATTGATTGAGATCCAAAGCGGGCCCACAGGATTCGTTCAGAATTTCTGCGGGTTTCTGAGAACTGCTGCTTTTGGTACCATTTGGTATATCTCCGACGAGCTGCTCGTTTAAGAGCTTTATGATTGTACACCAGTCTTGAAAACTCATCGAAGTTTTCAGGTGTACAGCTCCATGTGCCTCTTGACAATCGAGACTCAATACTATTGAGTCCCTTGGTTGGCAAGAACGACGACCCTTGCGGGAAGTCGACGGCACTACGTCGGAAGTCACCTCGACACCAACTGTGAAGTAGGTGTCGGGCTTTATACCACTCACCCGAAGGGTGGAGGATACGTGATGGTAGTTGAGAATCAAAGGAAATGAAATCTTCCCAAGCTTGGAGCTTGAGTTGATCTTCTTTCCCCTCGATGGGACGCTCGAATTTCTTTTGAAACCGCGAAATCGCGAATTTCTCAGGAAATGAAGTAGGGTTTTGGAAAACCCACTTAGAGAGCAACCTTTGATAGGCACGGGTAGTGCTTTGCAAAAGTTCCAAGGTCTCACCTCTATATCAGAAAGAAGGAAGTAAGAAGCCTATCGAATCAACGATTATTCACTACCACT